CCGCTGGAAGTCTACGAAAAGGTCCGGGACGAACTGCCATACAGCGTTGGCGTTCTGTGCCCGGAAAAGCTGGGTTATAAATTCCTGCCGTACATTCTGAAAGTGGTGCAGCGCGTTCGTCGCATCGACAGAAAAAGGCCGCTCCAGGAAATGCTCCTGATGATGTGGCGCAGCTCCCGGCGAGAAATTGTAAAAGCGAGAAAGGAAGTGAATAGAAATGTCGAATCTTAAACCGTGCCCGTTTTGCGGAGGCGAAGCAAAATTCTTCAAAAAAGCAAGTTTTGAGTTCGGAACACGGCGCGGCTGGCAGTTTGGAATCCATTGCACAAAGTGCGGCGTCGGAATTCCAAAGAACGATTACACGGTAGAAGTTGAATTTTCAGACTATGGAGAAGTGAAAGTCGTGAAAGACGAACGGCCAGCAGCAATCGAAAAATGGAATTTGAGGACGCACCACTGATGAAGGAGAAATAGAATGGGTCAGCGCAAACATAACCCGACAGCCATTGCGGCCAAGAACGGGGAACTGCCACCTAAGCAGCGCGAGAAGCAGTTGACCAAGCGGGAGGCAGAAGTGCTGCTGCGAAGAAAAATCCTCGATCTGATACCTGGATCGTTTGCTCTTCCGGATGGAATGAAAGAAATACTTGCAAATGGAGGAACACCATATGTCTAAATCTGTAAATGAAGTTCTTTTCGAAGCGGTCAAGAACAAACTGCAAACGGCGCGCGAATCGTATTCCAAATACCTATCCACAATGGAGGACCTGAACACGCTGCTCAAGGATATTGCCGATTATGCAGTAATGAACAACTGGAATCTCCAGCCAACGTCCAATTATTCCATTGTAGGTTATTTGAATGATGGCAAGCCGGAAATCGATGAGGTCATGAAAAAGATCATAGAGATGTTCGGGGTACCAGAGGAGGAACTTTGAAATGATTGGTTACATCAAAGACAAGGACGTCTACGCGCTCTTTGACGAGCGCGGGGCTGCTCGCGTGCACGTCTGGGACATCGACAGACTGGAGAGGATATACTTCCCCGCCGAACTGCACGTCGGAGATCGCGCGTGGAAGAAGGCCATGAGCATCCTTGATAAGAAATACGCGGAAGCAAAAAAGATGCCGTTCATCCGTGAACCGCTGGCATGGGCACTGTATCACACATGGAAGGAGCTTGACGATGGAAAACGTTGCGACTGAAGAATTTATCAGCAGAACCGAGGCGCTGAAAGACTTTGAATCCTGCAACGCGGAAAATCCGAACTGGACGCCTCCGCGTGTGAAAACGCTCCTGCTGCGTCAACCCGCCGCCGACGTTGCGCCGGTGGTGCATGGACAGTGGTGCGTAAGCAAGATCCGCTCGATTGAAACTGTTTTTTACTGCTCGGAGTGCAAGCGAACGGTGACAGTAGGCAATGATTTCTTTGGCGAAGCTCCCCAAAGCGCCTCGGCAGCATATCCATATTGTCATTGTGGCGCGAAGATGGATGGAGGGAACGGCGATGCGGTTGATTGACGCGGACGATGCGAAGCGGACATACACCCAAGATATGTTTGATACGGAAGAAGATTTCGAGCGTGTCAACGACGTGCTTGATTACGCACCCACCGTTGATGCCGTCGTGGTAACGCGGTGCAAAGACTGCAAAGATTTCCGCCGGAACAACGAAAATGACCCGTACTGCGCGAATAGGCGCGGGCTGGACGATCCAGTACCAGACGGGTTCTGCAACTACGGAGATCCAAAGGAGTAACGTGAAAATGGGCGTAACGATTAAATGCAAGAAAACCGGTCGGGATATCGATCTCGGATACTCCGGCTTCATGCGGCTGCGGAGCAAAGTGGCCGAACTCATGGGGGAACCGTTTCGCAGTCACTATAAAAAGCTTCGCGACGCGCCGCCTCTCATGCGACCGGATGAGGAAAAGAAGTTCTATACGGAATGGGACGCGGAAGCAATTAGGCTGATTACGGAAAACAACATTCCGGTGAAAGTTGTGAATTTCCTGCTTGAAAGCGACTGTGATGGGAAAATCCGCTACGGAGCCTGCAAGGAAATTCTGAAGGTCATCGGGGACTACGATGACAACATCTGCTACGGCTATGCCGGCCGGAGCGACTGCGCAATGTTCCGAGACTTCAAGGCAATCTTGCAGGACTGCGTGGACAACAAATGCGATATGGTCTGGATGTAGGAGGATGGAAAATGGATGCTGTGACGTATATCAAAGCATATGCGAGAATGTGCGATTCTTTTGATTCTAAGCACAACATTACGGGAAAACCGTGTGTAGGCTGTCCACTTGACGATATTGGACGCGGATGCCATATGAACGATTTCACCAACAACGCAGAGGAATGTGTTGCTGCGGTCGAGAAGTGGGCAAAAGAACACCCGGTCAAAACGAGGCAGAGCGAGTTTTTGAAGATGTTCCCGAATGCGAGAATTGAAATTGACGGGATGTCCCCTATTTGTCCGATCGTCGTAGATAAAAGATGTCACAATAAAGACGACGATGCTCTCTGCTGCCTTGTGAGAGACGAGGAAGAATGCAGAAAATGTCGCCGTGATTTTTGGCTGGCCGAAATCAAGGACGGTGAAGCATGATGGACAAGCAGCTGATTTACAGGGAAGACGCGCTCGAAATCGTGCGCCGGACATCTGGGGACTATGCTGCGGCATTTGCTGAGATCAGCCGACTGCCGGCAGTGGACGCAGTACAGGTTACACGCTGCAGGGACTGTGATGGCCGCCGGGCAGAAATTTCGTGGTGTGGGACATATGTTAGGTGCGGCTTTCGTGACGCGACCGGCCTTAATATGCCGGAGGATGGGTTCTGCTCTTTTGGAAAAGGAGGACAATAAATGCCGCTCATAAACGTTGCTCTCTACGGAGAAGGAAAAAGAAATAACCGGCTTCGGGCAGAATATATTTGCTGCGATCACACGCAGGAATGCTCCGCATACCACGAAGGGAAATGCCTGAACGTTACCATACCGTTCAACCGACGGTGTGAACTTGGCAGAGTTGAAAAAGTGGATGGCGGCACAAAGCAGAGCAGACTCTATGACAGTGTAACGAACATGGCACGGCATTCTGAAAAATATCGCCTTCTTAAATACCCATCCCATTGGTATGTAATTCGCATTGGAGATATGGCGTATCTGAATCTTCCTTACGTTGACCTAAAATTGGACGGACGCCGACTGAACGCATCAACGGCGATATTCACAAATCAACATTTACTAGTGGACAGACCAATGCTGACACCGGACAATTTGGACAACGTACTTGGATATAAACCACGCAATATGTGCGGAGACATCATCACGGGCTATGCGGATGAAAGCGTACCGAATTTCCTGCGCCAATTCAAAAGACTGTTTCCAGTGGAATATGACCGTTTCGTGAAAGAGTACCCGAAGTATGCAGAGCTGTCCCCGACGTTTATTGGAAGATACGCAAAACTCGCAACGTGCAATCCAGACTGCGTGTATAAGGATTCAAGCGGGAACAAGTTCACGATGGAAGATGGGAAATGGATGGTCTGCAAAGAGTATAGATCGGGATTCCTTCCGTTTGGAGCGTCCAAGGCAGAAGTCATTATTACGCTGACAGACGATATGAAAGTTAAAATCACGGACAATGCGCAGGGCTTGGATGACACTGTGTTTGTATAGGAGACAAGATGAACAGCAAATACTTGGAATTTCTGAAATCAAAAATCGAGACGGCTCCGGTGAGCGGCTTTTCCGTTCCGGAAGAAGATATCAATCAAGCGCTGAAACCGCACCAGAGAGACGCAGTGCGCTGGGCGCTGCGGGGTGGCAGAAGAGCTCTCTTCGAGAGTTTCGGATTAGGTAA